AAAATGCTTCTCCTGAAACTTTGGCTCAACTTAAACAGATTGATGCTGAGTTTAAGGTCCGCATGAAAGAACTGGATATTGATCTAGAGCGCATTTCTGCCAATGACCGGGATAGCGCCCGCAAGATGCAGACAGCCACGCAGGATTGGGTTCCGCGTATGCTGGCCCTTCTTATCACGGTTGGATTCTTTGGCATTCTGGTATGGATGCTGATGAAGGGTATGCCACAAACTGGTACTGAAGCCCTCTTGATGATGCTTGGCGCTTTGGGTACGGCATGGACGGGCGTGATCAATTTCTACTATGGCTCAAGTGCTGGTTCTAAAGAAAAGAACAGCTTGCTCGCGACAAAGGACAAATAACATGGCGGCTGAAAATTGGGATGAATGCTTCCAAATGGTCCTCAAGCATGAGGGCGGCTATGTGAACAACCCCAAAGACCCCGGCGGCATGACTAACCTTGGCGTGACCAAACGGGCATGGGAGGAGTATGTCGGCCATGAAGTGGACGAAGCAACCATGCGTGGCCTTACCCCTGAAAAGGTCAAACCGTTCTACAAATCCCGTTATTGGGACCGCATTAAGGCTGATAGTCTGCCTTCTGGCGTGGACTATGCTGCTTATGATCTTGCTGTAAACAGCGGCGTGGCGCGAGCCGCCAAATATCTCCAGTCCATAGCTGGAGTCCCATCAGACGGCATCATTGGCCCCAAATCATTGGAAGCTATTAATGCTTGCCCTGCGGAAGAAATGGTTGATGCCATGTGCGACATGCGCCTTGAGTTCCTTAAGAAACTTCCAACTTGGGAGACCTTTGGGAAGGGTTGGGGACGCCGTGTTGCAGAGGTAGAAGAAAAAGCCACGGAGATGGCGAAAACCGCCTGATTGTGCTAAGAGTTAGCCGACATCGGAGCCCGCCATGACTACCGGACTTACTTACAACACCTATGTCCAACAAATCTGCACGATGGCAGTCTTGCAGTGGCAAGATGTTGGCGGCCAAGTCTACCCGGTAGACTACCCTGCGGACCCTACAAACCCTGTCTATAACCCTAGTCAGGTCATGTTCCCGCAGATGATCACATATGCGGAGAATCGCATATACAGGGATTTGGACTTCCTCTTTACGTCCATTGCCACCACGGCGTATGGCCTGACAGTTGGAAGCCGCCAGATCAGTGTCCCGCAGGGGACATTTGTGGTTCCTGAACAGATCAACATCATCACCCCGGCGGGTGTCACGGACCCTGACCAAGGAACCCGTAATCCTCTGACTCCTGTGACTAAGGAGTATCTAGATGCCATTTATAACGTGGCGTCTAGCACTGGCTTGCCCAAGTATTTCTGCCCGTTTGATGACTATACCTTCTTGGTGGGTCCATATCCGGATCAGAACTATACTTGTGAGATCATCGGAACCTATCGTCCGAACAGTCTGTCTTCTACCAATACGACCACCTTCATTAGCCTTTACTTGCCTGACCTTTTCATCATGGCAAGCATGGTCTATGTCAGCGCCTATCAGCGTAACTTTGGCCGCCAAGCGGATGATCCGCAAATGGCCCAAAGCTACGAAAACCAGTATCAAACTCTTCTCAAGTCTGCCCTTAGCGAAGAGAACCGCAAGAAGTTCGAAGCTGCTGCTTGGTCTTCGCAGTCTCAGTCCGCTACAGCTACGCCGAACAGGTGATAGAACATGCCTCACGCGCAGCTTAAACTTCTTCCGGGGGTTAATCAGAACGAAACTTTCGCTCTGAATGAAGCTGGCATTTCCGTTTCCAACCTGATCCGTTTTGTCCCTGATAAGGGCGGAACGTCTTTGATTCAAAAGTTGGGCGGATGGACCAAGTATTTTCCAAACACAGCGCCTGACATCATCCGGGCGCTTCTTGCTTGGGAAGACACAAACGCCGTCAAACATCTGGCTTATGGAACGACTTATAATTTGGTCAGCCTCCAATCTACTTTGGCGGTCATTACCAATGGGTCGGCTAAGTTTATTACCCCCCGCAAAATCATCAGCAATCAACCTGTTTCGGCTGCTGGCGATGTGCAAACGACTGCCGGAAGCGCAGACGTAACGATCCTAGATGTAAGCAATACGATCACTAGCAATGATTCAGTGTTCATTGCTACGCCCATTTCTGCGGGCGGCTTGATCCTTTTCGGGATGTATCAGTGTACCTTTTTTGATGCTACCCATTTCAAGATCACAGCGACTGATCTGTTTGGGAACCCCAAGAAAGCCACATCATCTGTCACCTCTGGCCTTGTCCCGCAATTTGCAACAACCAGTGGAAGCGCCTCCGTAACTGTGACGCTAAACGCTCATGGCTATGTTGAAGGCGATACTTTCCCTGTTCTTGTCCCAACTACGGTTGGCGGCATTACTTTATCTGGGAACTATCTGGTTAAGACAGTTCCTTCGGTTAATACCTTCACCATCATTGCTCAGAACTCTGCAACATCCACCACGACTGCATATGAAAACAATGGGAACGCCCAGTACATTTACAATATTGGGTTCTCTCCTACTGCCCCGCAGACTGGCTATGGTGCAGGCGGATATGGTTCTGGCGGCTATGGCACGGGCTCTGCTGTCACGCCTTCTACTGGCACAGCAATTCCCACAACCGATTGGTCTTTGGACAATTGGGGTGAAGTGCTGATCTCATGCCCCGTTGCGTCTGTCGTAGACGGTATGAAATTTAGCTATGCCCCGATCTATCAGTGGTCGCCGCAGTCAGGCAGCCCTATTGCTGAAGCAATTCCAGAGGCTCCGTCTGTCAGTGACGGCATGTTTGTGGCAATGCCGCAGCGTCAAATTGTGGCATGGGGAACTACCTTTACAGGCGTTCAAGACCCCCTGCTTATCCGTTGGTGCGATGTTGGAAACTACAACCAATGGATTGCTCAGGCGGTTAATCAGGCTGGCTCCTATCGTATTCCTAAAGGCTCCCGCATCGTTTCCTGTATTCAGGGACCGCAGCAGGGTCTGATCTGGACCGACATTGGTCTTTGGTCAATGCAGTATATCGGTGCGCCATATGTCTATAGTTTCAATGAGCTTGGCAATGGTTGCGGACTGATTGCCCGTAAAGGTGCAACATCCTTGAATGGTGTCATCTATTGGATGGGACCAACTCAGTTCTATCGCCTTGGACCTAGCGGCGTTGAAACGCTGCCATGCCCGATCTGGGACGTTATCTTCCAAGATTTAGATTTGAACCAATTGGACAAAATCCGTGTGGCTGCAAACAGTCGCTTTGGTGAAATCTCATGGTTCTATCCGACTGAAAGCAATGGCGGCGAAGTCAATGCTTACGTCAAATACAATACGATCCTGAATACTTGGGATTTTGGCACATTGTCCCGCACAGCATGGATCAATGAATCTGTTCTTGGGCCGCCAATCGGCGCAGGACAGGATCGTTATCTGTATCAGCATGAAACATCCAATACGGCTGATGGAGCCCTTGTGGCGGCTTCCTTCCGTACTGGTTATTTCGCTATCCAAGAAGGTGATAACAAAGCCTTCATTGACCAAATCTGGCCCGATATGAAATGGGGTTTTTACGGTGGAGCGCAGAACTCAACTGTAAACATCACGTTCTATGTTGTTGATTATCCGGGCCAAACTCCAACGGTCTATGGCCCTTATTCAATGACGCAAGCCAGCACGTTCCTGACTACACGTATCAGGGGCCGTCTTGTGTCGATTGAACTGTCTAGCGCCAGTTCTGACGTTGATGGTTTCTGGCGTATTGGTGCAATGCGATATCGCTGGCAAGTGGATGGGAAATACTAATGTCCTCATTAGCTGACATCCTCACAGCTTCTAAAAACATCGTCACGGCGATCAACAACGCCGCGCAGGCGTATTTGAATGTCAATGGCATCCAAACCCAGATTGGGATTGTGGGCGGCACTCCTGCCCTTGTGAAATCTGGGTCTGGTCGTATTGCTTATGTCAGCGTTACTGCAACTAGCACGACTGCTGGTCATATCTATGACGCAACAGATGCCGCAGCTACGACCAACGAACTATGTCAGATTCCAACGATTGTTGGCGTCTTCCAAATCAACCTTCCTTACGTTAATGGTCTTGTAGTGGCCCCCGGAACGGGTCAGACCGTTACCGTCAGCTACTCATAGGCAGGAGAGCATTATGACTTTGTCATATACGCCAAATAAAAAGATCGGAAAGCCTGCCAACGGAGACACTGGCTGGGACACTCCGGTTAACAATGACTGGGACTATATCGACGCTGCATTTGGCGGGCGTCATACAGTTACGGTTACGGCGGCATCTGGAACGACAAACCTAACCATTGATGAAGCGCGCAACTTGACGCTGTTGTTCACTGGTACGTTGACCGCCAATCTTGTCTATACAATTCCAGCCCCTGCTTCTGGCGTTGATGCTATCGTTGGCGGTTATTGGGTGGCCGACTGCACTAATGTCTCTCAAGGCGTTGGTGGTCCCTACACAATCACCTTGCAACCTATCTCCGGTGGCGGATCTACATTGGCTCTACCTGTTGGCTACGCCACTGGCGTATATACAGATGGAACCAATGTCCTCCGTACAGACACGGCTCCTCCCGCCGCCAATACAGTTAATACAGCCGCCATTCAAAATGGTGCTGTGACCTATGCGAAGTTGGATAGCGCAGCTATCTCAACTGTTAGCGAATTTAGGTCTGCAACAGCTTCCAAGCTGCTTACGGCTGATGTTCCGTGGACTGCGGCAGGATATGTAACACTTAGCGATTCTTCTACGATTGCCGTAGATTTCTCTGCTGGTTTTAATTTCCAAGTGACGATTTCAGCTAATCGTACCCTTGGAAATCCAACCAATGTGAAAGCTGGTCAATCTGGTCTAATCCTTGTGACGCAAGACGCGGTGGGTGGCAGGACGCTTTCTTATGGGTCATCTTATAAGTTTGCGAACGGAACGCCCCCAACGCTGTCTACATCGGCAAATGCGGTTAATGCGCTGTTCTACTATGCAGTGACTTCATCGTTCATCATCGTCAACGGCATTCGCGGAGTTGCCTAATGCTACCGGGAATGGGTGGGTTCATTGGTGCTGCGGTTGTAGCGGGTAGCCAAACCTACTCCACACCCGGAACCTATACGTTTGATGTCCCAAACTACAACACCATCACATTTGAAGTGTGGGGTGGTGGTGGTGGAGGTATGTATTACCCAGAAGGTGGCAGCACTCAATATGCTGGGTCTAATGGATCAGATTCAACGGTTTCCATATCACTTGGAACTATAACGGGAAGTGGTGGCCCTTATGGGGCAAGTGGCGGAAGCGGCTCTGGCCCCACAGGAACTGTTGTAGAAGATGGTGGAAGTGCAACTTATTACGGCAGCCGCGCAACAATGGTTGGTGGCGTTGGCGGCGGTACAGGCGGTGGCGCTGGCGGTGTAGGATTGAACCCCGGCAGTCAACCCGGTGGTGGCGGCGGCGGGTATATTGGCCGTTCAAGCGGCGGCTATTCCCGATACGGCTGGTCTGGTGCGGGTGGCGGCA